CGGCCGGTGAAATTTATTTGTCTTGCACGTTCGCTTTCCGTTACTAAACGAGGCCGAAGGAAGCTTCGCCTTGCAGCGCTTTATTCGAGAGTCAGCTGGTTTATCTGTGTCTTCTGCAAGAGCATTAACAAGAGGTAAGAAAATGTTAGAGAATTTTGAGGTCTCGTGGGCAAACCTTGATCCATGTTCATGGGACCAACATACTGAAAATTGTGGATGTCGGTTGAAAGTTGTAGGTCGTAGTGTAAAAACACAAGGACTGGTTTGGGAAGGTAATGGTGGACCTTTATCAGTACAGTATCGAGAGGCATCAATCTTTATAAAGGGCGTAGACGTTAAGTCTTCAGCCTATCTAGATGAAACTGAATATTTTACAGCACAGCTTAAGAAAGAATCCACAATTAAACTTATTCCTCCTCCTGTAGACGAGAAATTTGCATGGCCTCAACCAGTTACATTATGTGAGTTACATCCACAAGTGATTTCCGCACTTAAGCGTGCTGACGCTAAGTATTTGCGACGACGATATCCACATCTTCACTTAACGTGGGAGCAATTACAGCGAGATGTTTGGGCTGATTTTCCGGATTTAGAGGTTCCTACTCTATTTAATATGCTTTTACAGCGTGATTCTATGTATCATTGGGTTCACGGTAAGACAAATGGGAAACGCTACGTGGTTGCTGCTATGGCGAATTTATACCCAAGAAAGTTTGCCAATTCAATTTTACAGATAGCTCGTCCAAGTGTAGGAGATAAACCTCGAGAACCGTTTAAGCTTATAAATGAGGCATTAGATCATTTATATCGCATGATGAAAATAGATACGTCCATAAAGATACCTGTTCCTTTTTCTTTCAAGCCATTGAATGGGATGTATCTAGGTGCTTCGAATGGAATTAATGTGGGTAGAAGTGATACAATTAATCCGTCGTCTCGTACTCCTTTTACTATACATGTTTCAGCTCGTGGAAAAAAAATTGATACGTTTGAACAGGACGTAGAAGCTATTTATAATTTCATAGTGAATGGAGTCGAGCCGAGTGTTTTGTGGACTTTGCCTCCTAAGGATGAAAATTTTTTTAGTTGGCTTAAACAACATTTTCCCGCAGAGTATCAGTCATGGGAGGAAAAACTTCGCATCTTTAATATACCAAATTCTATTTATATTTTAATGGAAAGAATGGTGTCCTTAGTTCGACAGTTGAAAGAACGAGGTTGGGTAATCCGCATTGGACATGCTTGGTCACATGGTGGGGCGGATTCTATCGCGAAATGTTTGGGGATAACAGAGGAAACGTGTTGGGATGATTTAATTGTAGAAGGAGATGGTAAGTTATTTGACCAGTCTGTATTAGAACAATTTGTACAGATGTATTGGTCTACTATGTTAATTCATCATGATACATCCCATCCAGATTTTCCTATTTTTGAGAAAGTGGTAAAATTTTTGTTAAAAAATATGATTACACGAATAACTAAGTTGTTGGGTGAAGTGTGGGGTATTGTTCGAGGAGGTGTCCCTAGTGGTGCCTTTAATACTTCTCATTTAGATTCTTGGGTGATGGCCCTTTATTTTTGTCTTTTTTGTGTTTATCAGATACTTTTGGCACCAGATCATTTAAAAGAACAATTAGAATTGGAATTCATTCGACAGGTATTTTTAGTAGTTTATGGTGATGATCATTTATATAATAAGGGTACTGGACTTACTTCCGTTTTTTTTTCAGGTGCATCATTTGTGGATTTTATGGAAAAACACTTTGGCGTAAAGATACGAGATTTAAAAGATGGTATTTCTTTTGCGTCTACAGAGATGAATGGTTGGCTAGTTCATATGGGTTCAACTTTTTTGAGACATCAGTTTGTGTTAAACCCAGAGCGATCTCGATTGGGTCAGCCTACCTTTTTACCTTATCGAGAGTCTCGAGAGTTTTTGATTCGAGCATGTTGGGGTCGAGTGAGTAAGTCTCGTGATGTTATTGATACTATGTTGTCTGTTCTTGGACATGTGTATGGTACCTACGCAGCAAATCGTGATGCATATGATCGCTTGAAGTTATTTTATTCAGAATTACTCGTAATTATTGAGAATTTAG